CTTTTATTCCTTTTTTCTTCAAACCTATATTACTAGATTGAACCGCATCGGCTCGCTAGTTTGTCGCGCTATTTAAAGCGACGAGGTATTTGTTATGAAACAACAGCAGCTTTCTCAAGTTTTGCTCATGGACGAGCTAAACAAGGGACTATATACCCAGTCCCATCAGGTTGAATTTACGCTTGAGGTTTCCGTTAAATACGGAAAACTCAAGGCCAACGTATCTCCTCTCTACCGGAGATTAATCTCCGGTAGAGATGTTAGGGTCGTGGTCTTTCAAAGGGACGACCTGGTAGAATGGGTCCAGCCGTTCTATAAGTCTTCAGGGAAAGCCACTCCTGACAGGTCACCACCAGGTACCTGGTGGCCGTTTTCCGCACAGTACTGGGAAGAGGCTCTGGATGAGCATTTTCCAGGAGATGACTTACCTTTCGGATGGATCGGAAAGGAATTCTGGGATCCCTCAGAACTGGTATGGTGCGGCCACTATAAGACGCCTAAAAGCGTCCCGGCGGCATTCCTGGAGCTTGTCAAAAGCTTCGGTTAATTTCCTAGGCAGTGCATAGTGCACTGCTTTTTTTATGGAGGGTTTATGTATGATTAAAACCATTGAAGATCTTGGTCACGCCCTTGTTAAAAAACAAGACGAGGCTAATAACACCTATATAGCCTCCGACGGTGTGCTATATTTTGTCGACGACGAAGACCTGTCGGTTGCGGCGTCAGAACTCTTGATGACTTGGCAATGGCGCCCTGATTGGACCGTCATTAAAAAGTTCGAAACCCTTTACTGACTTTAAAGTCAGTAAAGGTGAGGGTGATGCGTCAGGATGGTTGACGGGCGTAATAATTACGCCGAAGGCGAAATTCGTTTTCGGATAGTCAGTGATATAGTACGTTGACGGTTTAAACCGTCAACGTACTATATTTTTTTTTACCATGTGGCGTATTTAGGTTGTTTTATGTGATCTTTTTTACCGTCTGGCGCATTGACATGATCGTACTTAATCACGCCGTTTTTTGGAAAAAGCATAACGTGCGGTACGTTAGCCGCATATTTTGTTTTGTTATCATCGAAGTCAGATCGTTTAACACTTTCTCTAAAATAATCAAACGACTTACCTCGATACAGCGCAATCTGCTTTTTAAGACCGCTTAGTGTAACCCCTGTTTCGCCCTCTTTTTCTTTATAGGCATCCTTTAGTTTACGAAACTCGATAATCTCCTGATCGCTCACTCTTGAGTATTTGAACGCCAAGGAAAATCATCCCTTATTTTTACGACCCCAGGACTTTCTACAACATCGTATTTGATGTCGCCAAGTATGTTAACATTAACAACGTATTCATATATACCTTCACCCATTTGATAAAAAGGATGTTCATTTTTGAAAAGTCCTGCTATTTTTTTAAGCGGTAACGGGTCAAAAAAGAAGGATATATGTGTACCGTAATCTTTTCTGTGCGCGTTTACAGGGTCTTTACCTTGAGCCTTTAAGGTTCGAAGATCCTTAAAGAATTCGCGACTGTAATGATAAATATACAAGGAATAATCACTCAATGATGGTTGTTGTTATGTTCTCAGATCCAAGAAGACTTATCATGTTCTTTGTGCCGCTAGAAACTCCATCGTAAAAAATAAGCGCTTCAGACGTAATTAAAGACATAAGTCGATTACGGACCATTCCGGCAGATTTACCGAAAACATCCCACTCCGCAGGACATTCTATCAAATATAGTCCGAGTTCTTTAGCAACGTCAATACCCCAGCGATCAGGTCCCTTTGCCATTCCTGAGACAATCGAAACATGACCGTATTCAGATGCTTCGGTAATCCGATCAATGATAATTTTTTTGTTGTCAGATGAGAGGTTCGTGATCGTTCTTGAACCTGCGATAAGAATACTGTTGTAAAAACGCTCTGGCGATATAATGGCCATCCATGAATTAGGCCATCGAACGTTTTGAGGTACACCACCGGCATCAATAATACACTGAATAACACGGTCTTCGTCCATACCCGCGTGACCGCAACCCAAATGAGAACCGATAAATCGTTCACCTGGATTTAGGCTAGCGTATACATTAAAAAGACGTAACGAATCCGTTAATGTTTGATATGAAACGTGTTCGTTTTTGTACGGGCTTACCTTGGTCGGTATAGCGTAAGACATACCGCTACGACCTTCTGAGACGCCTTGTAAGGCACCCTTATGTTTTTTTGCATGTAAGGCATGTCCTTTACCGTGAATGCCCATGAGGTTACTACCAAAAATTTCAACGTATCGACTATATAAAACTTCCATGTTAAACAGCGTCAAGGTAAGAAGGTGGCCAACCCACCTTATAGTCGTAATTCTCAGGATCCGTGCTCACGGCAATATTTTTCCGATGTTCTTCGCATACGGCATGGAAATGAGAATCGTGTAACAACGTTGAACTAAAGATCGACTGGGCTAAAAGAGGTGTCATCTCAACATATTGCGCATCCGAATAAACACTTCCACGATCAAGTGTTTTCCACATAATGCCTGCCGGGAGATTCTGTCCAAGTATAATCAAACCAAGCTGTTGAATACGACTTTCTACGTCAGTATGAAACCAATAGTTATCAGCAAAAACACCCGCGTTTTTTCTAAGGTCACGCTCTTTTTTAGTTTCTTCCCAAATAGACTGACGTAACTGTGTCATCGTCGTTTCTACGTCAGGCTGGTTCCCTAAAGAAATCCATGAAATATAGTCGAGGTAATCGGGGTCGGAATCATTTTCATTAGGTATAATGATCTTACCCGTATCTCGCATTGTTACCGTATTTAAATCCGGATTAAAGATATAGTTAACCATGTTTAAATAGACCTCTTATTAATTTCTATATGCGTAACACCAACGTCTAAACCTACTGCGATTGCGGTATTGTTATTTGTACGCCAAGACGAAAACGTAAGTCCGACACCCTGTCCAGGAATCGATCCTGAAGGAATATATCCTTCTGCAACATTACCCGTTCCAATATGTTTAACATAGTAATGAACGCCTCCTTCAACGGGATCCGAATTAAAACACAACTTATAGAGATTCTGACTAAGCGCGTTTGCAGGAAAATCAATGCCGAGATCAATAGCTGAATTTGGTGCCGTACCATTCCCACTAACGATCACTAAATTCGCGCTAGTCGATAAAGATGCGACGCCGATGACATTAAGTAAAGTACTCGGCTCTACATTAGTGGGTGCCGTAGTCGTTGTTGTCAGACCAATAAATGCGCGCGCTCCAGCAACATTGGATGTATCTGAAAACATAAATTCAGTACTTAAAAAAAAGCCATCTTTACCCAGCCCACCTACTGATAAAAACAATGTCGATATACGCAATCCAGACAATGATCCGACAACTTTATTACTCACAATACCTAGTCTAGGGTATGAGAGATGACTCGAACTAAAATTAATTGTTCTCGCAGTACGCGTTCCGATAATTGTCGGGTTAGGTAAACCTAAAACATGAGGCGATGCACTATTATTGACGATCGGTTTGATCCAAAAAACATGCCTATCATCAAACGACGCCTGTATCTTAAAAGACGACTGACCTTCAGGGCTTATAAAAACTGACCGACTTCCTACAAAATCGTTATTTTGCAAAAAGACCGTACCGGCGTCCGTAGGGGAAGCTTCGATAACAGGTTTTAAAATAAGCCGGTCATTGAAAAAATGAACGTCGGTAGATCCGGAACTTTGTGTAGGCGTACTTAAAGAGTTAAGTGCATCTTTATCAGTAATGACGATCCTTAATTCTCCAGGAACACTACTAGGAATCAAGTACAAACTAGAAGGTTCAAGCGTTGCGGGCAACGCATTAACCTTAAAAACCTTCAAAAAATTAGCCACGGTGAAACCCTTTAAGTTGAAATCAAATCATTAACAAAAGCTGTAAAGAACTACTTACAGTAGTTCTTTACAGTGGATTTTACTTAGTTGACGCAAGTATGAGTAGAGCAATGGAAATCGTCGCAATGGACAAGGCTATTGCGATTAAACCTGCTCCGACCGGACTGCCAGTAGCAACCTGGATCAGTTTTTGGAAATCGGCTTCGGGATAATCAAAAAGTGCCTTCCGCGACAGATGTAAAAGTGCAACATAAATAACAACCTTTAGGGTTATCAAAAACATCGCAATCGTACCCGAACCAAAAGGAAGGTTCTGCAACATCCCTGTATCTGGATCGGTCAAAAGTAAAGCCATAGTTACGAGTAAAGATCCTAAAATCATATACGTGTAACGGAACCTCATCTTAGGCATTTTAAAGGACGCCAAAAAATCTTTCATAGTTTTACCACTCCTCAATTTCAAGATATGGGCGAACAGGACTGCCGTCAAGAGAAAGGACGCCGTTATCTACAGTAAGACGGTCGATACTTGCTTTATTGGCATGAGTATGACTGTCAGTCACGGCTTGGTCGATTGCGCCAACGGATGACGTAGGTTTATCTTGGATATTAGCCCAGTTAAGAGCGACATCCATGGATTCGGCTTCAGAGATTTTTGTCCAGGATGTATCGCTCTTACGATAAACGTAAGTTGCGGCACCTGAGACTACACTCGTATCGCCTGTCGCGTCGATGACAAGGACAATGCCATTTTCATCAAGAACCAAAGCATTTCGTGCCGCAATGTCATCGACCACTAACGTCGTACTTAAACCCGCGACTCCGGCAGTGATGAGTGCCTCGATATCGGTTTTATTCAGAACGTGTCGTGTTGCAGTACCGGTGCTGTCTGAAACATGGATATCCAAGATAGCCGGAACACTACTAGGAATCAAATACAAACTAGAAGGTTCAAGCGTTGCAGGCAACGCATTAACCTTAAAAACCTTCAAAAAATTAGCCACGGTGAAAATCTCTATAGTTACGAACTATTAAATAATAGCCCATAAGATATTTTAAAAATCGTACTTAGATGTACCTACATAGGCATTTTTATCAGGGAGTTTTCTAAAGTTAGGTTGTTCTGGTAAGTTAATGTCATCCGGAATCGCCTTACCTCGAGGAAACTCTAGAGCCATGTACATTAAATCCTCGTCAATCGCCTTAGTGTTGCGATGTTTACCTCTTTGAATTGTAAGATAGCTCTTACGGTTTCTTTTCTCAATATGGATAAAGAGTTCGAGATCAACTTCGTTATCAACCGTCGAACACCGGTCGTAATACCCCTTACCCGGTAGTAATTTAACAAAGTCATCGCGACCATCTCGCATCAACTGTTTTGCAGAAGGTGATAGTTGATGCGGAGTAATTAAAGCTATTTTTTTAGGCGAGCAATAGTTTCGGAGTCTTCGATAAAGGTCTCGAATATCCGAACCTGTCGGACCAGTCTGTAGACACCCGGTTGTCGGCATTTGAGCAAGGTAATCGAGCATAAGTAAGTGAACCTCATAACCCTCTGCTTCAAGACGTATCAAGAAGTTAATGAGTTTACGATAATCCCATAATGTCGGATCGACGCGTAACATCCGGACATAATAGCCGTTGACCTGTAGCGCCTCGGTAATGTAGGCTGACATTTCTTCGCTAGACATTTCTGGGTGTTTAATCCCTGCCCAACGAACGTCTTCGTCCATGAGCGAGTCTGTCAAAAACTTAAAGTTCTCATCAAGTTCATCTTCAAATGAGATTCTTAATAGGAGGGGTTTTTTAGTCACATCGATCATGTGCGGTTTATTAAACATAGCGATATGTTTAAACAGACTTAAAGTCACTCCAGTTTTGAAATTATGAGGAAGCGCGCCGATGACAACTTCCTGACCACGTCTAAAACCGCCTTGCAACATTTCGTTGAGATCTTGCCATCCGGTCTGCATGATTCCTTCGTCGTTACCGAGTTTAACGACATTTTTAAAAATACTGGAGACTTGCTCAGGACTATTAAGACTGACGTCAGCAAGGATCGCCGGGTCATTATGTTTACTATCTTGCTGATAAGGTTCGAGTGATGTTAAAAGATCCGTCACGTACGTTCCGATATCCTTAATCGAATCACGTTTGAATTTAAAAGCGTACGAAGCTTTTTCAACGATCTCTTTAACCTGTTCTTCTCGATAGTGTGTGATAAGCGACTGACGAAGGTTAGTTACGAGACGTTTTAAACCACTGTCCGTATATTCTTTCTCAATCCCTTGAGCCATAGCCTCGTAAAACTTCTCGTCCTCACCAACGATGATCTTAAGCCGTTGTAACATGCTATCAGGTTCGATGTCTGAACCTTGAGGTCTTCGACTTAACTCAAGAACGTATTCCTTTAAAGAAGAGAGCGTATTTAATTCATTATTTTGGAGTCCTGTTGGATTAGGAGGTAATTCAATTTTACTTATCACTGAGAGCACCATAGCCTCGCTACCGTCCGTATCCGCCCCCATTTGTGTTTCGCGGTAAAGAAGCGTGATGCATTTAGCAAACAAAACTCTTAAATTCATATCAGACCTTTTGCCTATTGTATTTTTTAGTCTAGTGAGTGGATTTCAAAAGATTACGGCGCGAAGTACTAAAAAAATACGGAACTATATTACCTATATGACTAATGCTTTCGTTAGTTATTAAAAGTTTGAGGTGATGTATGGATCTGACTAAATTAGTCCTTGAAGATTTTCAGGTCGTTAATTATTTTTCTCTGCTGTCGTTTGAAACGAGGGTATGTGACCAGACAAAGGTCGTTATGGTTGACCTCGTTTATAGGGACGAGGCATGTATTGAACATCAGCTTACTACGACGCTTGACAGCGTTATTAGTGACGAAGCTAAGTCACGCCTGAAAATAAAAGACGACTATACTGTAGTCAAAAATTTGATGGATAGGCTTGAAACCGACCAAGTTATTCGTCTCTCTTCCGAAGAGTCTGTCATCATGCTCAGAAGCATAGACGTCGACGAAGCCGAAGAAGGTATGGGAGAAAGAAGTTTACTAGGTGAAGAAGAAGAAAAATTACTCGTGAAAGGAAGTTTATATTTTCCTGGTACTAAGACGGGATATATAAACTTCTTGAAGCTCGCCTTCTTCAATGACGGCTGGCGCTTGAGTAAGGACTGAATTCTTTTTCAAATAGAGGTGTTTTATATGAATATAGAAAAAGTATTCGCTGTGTTGCTGTCGCCTGTAGAGCTTATTGAAGCGTGCCTTGCAGAAGGTGACACAGGTATGGCGACAGTTAACGAATATATCGATACGTTTATCGACGAAGAATCGAGATCGATTGTTAGATTTTCCATTGAGAACTTTTTTGAGGTTGTCGAAAATCCAATCGCTATTGCTAAGGCATATTGGGTGATAAAAAGCGTACTCGCACACGCTTTAAACGCATCAAAGTTTGAAGTGATCTACGAAGATACTCTTCTCTTACAATGGTATAAGAAAGAGTATTATGAAGTACGAAGTCATATCAAATTTGGCCTGTACTACGACAGTCACATCGACACTGTCCCGGTAATCGACATTAGCGTCAGCGATGCACTTCTCATACGTCGAACGATGAATCTAAGGTTCGAAACCTTTGCGTTATGTCATAGATCTAAAAGGATGACGTATCTTCATCTGAAGGGTTTTTCTGAAGCTGAAGTTAAAAAACTGGCTAAAGAAAATTTAAACCATATCTATTTTTAAATCCCGAGGTCTTAAAATGAACAACGAAATCAGCAGTTACGAAAGACTGAAAAAGGTTATCGAAGATAACAAAAGCAACGTTGACTATACTTGCCCTGCTGGAAGTTTTAGTAGCGGTATTCCAACAGCGTTTTATCTCGTTTATGAAAATGAAGAAGGCGTGTACGGCAGCGATTTTGATAATTTCAAATTATGGTTAAATCTTCACGAAGAGATTTTTAATCTTATTGCAAAATTCCCAAAAATCAAATATAACATCGATCAAAAACTTTTAAAGGAAAAGTTTGATCGTAGTTTAAAGATTTTCCATGAAAATGAAGCGTCGATTAAGGGTTTTACTGACCGTCTCGTATCTCGTCTAAATAACGATTCGTCGTACACCAGGGTATTTTTACGGCTTGATACGACTCTAAAAATGACGATAGCCAACATCGATACAAAACATACAAATAAAGTTTATTTGGATGTTGACGTTTTTTCATGGGCAACGATCGCCGACATTTTTGATGTCGTCGTTCCAGAACTTTTGAAAAAGTGAATATAGTACGCCAACGACTTAGGTCGTTGGCGTACTATTTTTTTTTTTATAAAAAGACCTTAAATAGGATGATCATACGTTCAGGATTTAACGATGGCTATTTTTACGTACCCGGACAGTCACTATACTCGCAACATCAATCCTATCGGCGACTATGTCGATCAAATGTCAGTTCACGTCAGTCGATCAAAAGGGATATCGTTAGATGAAGCTAGGGCGAAGATTACCGAGCTCATTAAGACGAAAGGATTTAAACATATTCGCAATCCTAAAGTGACGTTTAAAGAACGTCAGCCGAATGGAGATATGGAATTACGCGAGACTTCGTTATCGAATCATATCGATTCGCACATTAAAAGTCATCGCATTATTGCGCCTACAATGACGACCTACGTCACGAAAGAAGTTGCCGGTGAAGCACTTCTTGTAACCTATACCAAGGCTAATATTAAGAAAAGAAGCGCTGCTAAAAAACTCGCTTTTAAACTTGAAGCCGAAGCAAAACTTCAAACATCACTCGATAATCATGTCGAAGCTACGCTTAAGCGCATTGAAGGGTTATTTAAAGCGATCGAACAAGCCGCGTTCAAAGTTAAGAATAATGCCGTTTCCGGTATGTTTGCTAAACGCTCGTCTCCTCTTTTTAATCGTTCGGCACACAGCACGCTGACTTCAAACTGCCGCGTTTTTGCAAGTATCGCAAACGCAAACAACGAAAAAATTATTGCGGGTAATCGACATTATTGGTCGCATCAAATAGCGATCAACAATATCATTTCAACGATTCAGAACTTGAATACTCAAGAGATCGACGAAACGATGATGCGTTACGGCCTCATTTATCCAACGGTAGAAGATACGCTTAAATGTATCAAATATTCAACGTCGCTTTACTGGAACGATCCTAAGCGTTTTAAAAAGATCGTCGATGTCGTTAGCTACCTTAGTCCTACAGAACGCGCAGCGTTTGTTTACATAGGCGATCTTTATCATCTTCGTACACTAAATAGCGACGCTATGTTTAACTTCTTCCTAAAACTGAGTCGACGGGTGACGGGTGAGCTTGAAGATCCTTTAGGTCAAGTTCATAAAGTTGACGAGGATATTTTAAACCTCACGCATCAAATATGTTCCAACCTCGTTGAAGACATGGGAAAGAATTATGAAAAAATGCATGAGAAGGGTATTTTAACAACGATCGTTCTGACAGCTCAAAATATTGAACAGACGCTAAAGGAGTATGAACCATTCATTAAGACATTCTTTGTGACAAAGAATATCCCTTCATCCGTTGCTCATATCCCAGACTCTCTACGTCGCTCAGTCATTAGTTCGGATACAGATAGTACGATTTTCGGTGTCGAGGGTTGGGTGACATGGTTCTTTAAAAATCGACCTTTTGATTTTTCTGAGTCCGAAGCTGTTGCAGGCGCCGCGATCTTCATGGCTTCACAGTCTATTACGCATGCATTAACCATTCTTTCAAAAAACCTTGGGTTTTCTGAAGACAATCTTCACGTTATGGCGATGAAGTCTGAGTTTTATTGGCCAGTTTTCATTAACGCCAATGTAGCTAAGCACTATCTTGCGATGCGAAAGATTCGTGAAGGTAACGTGTACAGCGAAATGGATCTCGAGGTTAAAGGCGTCAATCTGGTTTCAAGTACGCTTCCCAAGGAACTTAATCGACGCGCTCGTGAGATCATGAAAAAAATCACAGATACGGTCTATATCAACGATGTCTTATCAATACGTTCGATTTATGACGAAGTGGTTGAGATCGAAAACCTTGTTCGATCTGAACTTAGGCGCGGGTCAATCGAATATTACCGGATCGATAAGGTCAAGGAAGAAAATTCGTATAAACTTGATCGAACTAAGTCACCTTTTCAGAGACATGTTTTTTGGGAAGATGTTTTTTCGCCCACCTACGGTTCTTTCGGAAAACCACCTTATTCTGTTATCCGCGTGCCAACAACGTTAACGTCGAGACAGAAAATTAAAGTTTGGCTAGGAAACCATAAAGACCAGGCGTTCGCATTAAGATTTTCAAAGTGGATGCTTGATTTCAAAAAGGAAGAACTCCCTACGATTTATATCCCAATGGAGTTTTCAAACGCATACGGTGTTCCTATTGAACTTCATGACATTATCGACACCGAACGCATCATTCACGATTTATGTAGAATCTTTTACATGCTTCTTGAAATGATCGGTTATCAGAAAAAGGAAAACCGTACTTTAACGGGGACGTCTTCGGTCTCAGAAGAAACTTCAGATTAAACAGAGGTACCCTCATGAATGATATAAAACCATTCGAATGTTATTTTCGTCTTCAGGAAAATACTAGCCTTAATTCTAAGACTGTTATCAAAGAATTCTTAGAAAAGCTTCATCAATGTTTTCTTTTAACTGAAATTGCCTCACTAGGTAAAAATGAAGAAAGAATATGTATAGGAAAGCATATTGCTAAAATCAAAGAGGCGATCTTTAGCGAGGAAATTCGTTTTGGCGAAACTTTCGCAATCAATCTTTCAAAGTACGTCATTGATGTATCAGAAATAAGCACCCTTTTCTTACACTACCCCTCACTTACCTTGAGGTCGGTTAACGAAAAAGGATTTCGTGCCCTATTAAAAATTATCGACGAAGATTAATTCAAGCTTCACATACAGAGGTGTCGGTAAACCGACACCTCTGTACTTTAAATTAATTTAGTCATCATTTCGAGAACGTCGTAAAGTCGGTCATGTGTCAACGAACGCCTTAAAGCCTGACTGTTTTTCATATATAACGTATCAAGACGCATACGGTTTAAATGTTTTTGATTAGATTCAAATCCGTCACTTCCTAAAAAGTCTTTGATAAAAATAAAATATTCC